ACAAGTAACATAGTTGATATTGACCGTCCAGATCCTGCAATTTATCCAAGAGGCATGTTGCTATTCAATACACGTCGTAGTTCCTATAACGTAAAGCAATTCCGTAGTAACTACTTTAGCAGAACAAACTTCAGTGATACTACACTTTACCCAACACTTCCAACAGAGAAGGATGCATGGGTAACAGCAAGCGGTAACCGTTCGAACGGTAGCCCACACATGGGACGCAAGGCTGTACGCTCAGTTGTTGTAGCAAAAATGCAGTCAGCTATTGACACCAGTGAACAACTTCGTGAAGATAGCAGAGACTTTAATATTATTGCTGCTCCTGGATATCCAGAACTTATCTCAAATATGGTAAGTTTGAATAATGATAGACGTAATACAGCGTTTGTTGTTGGTGATTCGCCATTGCGTCTAGCAGCTACAGGTACAGCAATTCAAAACTGGGCAACAAATGCTAATAGTGCAAGTAACAACGGTGAAGATGGTTTAGTAACCAGTGATCCATATTTAAGTGTATTTTATCCTGCAGGTCAGACAACAGACCTAAGCGGTAACACTATTGTAGTACCAGCAAGTCATATGGTATTACGTGTTATTACTCGTAGCGATGACCTTAGTTACCCATGGTTTGCTCCAGCTGGTACACGCCGCGGACTAGTGGACAATATTAGTAGCATTGGATATATTAATTCATCCACAGGTGAGTTTATAGTTGATAATACACGCGAAAGTCTACGTGATACACTTTATTCAAATAGAGTCAACCCAATCACACAATTTACCGGGGCTGGTATTATGAACTATGGCAATAAGACTCGTGCAACTAGTGCTAGTGCTTTAGACCGTATTAACGTTGCAAGACTTGTTAGTTACATGCGTAAAACTATACAACGCACTGCTGCTAGCTTTGTTTTTGAACCTAACGATAAAATTACAAGAGACGAGCTCAAACAATTAATTGAACAGTTCTGTAATGATCTAGTAGCAAAGCGTGGTATTTACGATTACCTAGTTGTTTGCGATGAATCCAACAACACAAACGATAGAATTGATCGTAACGAGCTGTATGTTGACATTGCCATTGAGCCAGTTAAGGCAACGGAATTTATTTACATTCCAATCCGCCTCAAGAACACAGGCGAGATTGCCAGTGGCAACGTAGCAGCAGCAAATGCAGTTTAATATATTGCACAAAACGCAAAAAGAATAGGGGTCATATGACCCCTATTTTTTTCTTACTAGATATGATAAATACTTTATATTAACAAGGAGTAGATGGCATGTCAGTCTCATCACTTACAAAATTTACGGTACCACTAGGTAGCGATCAGTCAGCTGATGCACAGGGCCTATTGATGCCTAAACTCAAGTTTCGTTTCCGTGCATTCTTTGAAAACTTCGGTATTTCAACCCCACGTACAGAACTTACAAAGCAGGTTATAGATATTACTAGACCAAGTGTTTCATTTGAAGAAATTCCAATCGAAATATATAACTCAAGAGCATATCTCATGGGCAAGCATACCTGGGAACCAACATCAGTTAACCTTCGTGATGATGTAAATGGGTCTGTTACAAAACTCGTAGGCGAGCAGATCCAAAAGCAATTTGACTTTATGGAACAATCAAGTGCAAGTTCAGGTATCGACTACAAATTTATTACACGATATGAAGTTCTTGATGGCGGTAATGGCGCATCAACACCAAACGTTCTCGAATCATGGGAAATGTATGGTTGCTTTATTCAGAACGTCAACTATAACGATATGAATTATGCAAGTAATGAGCCAGCAACTATTACACTAGCTATTAGATACGATAACGCTGTTCAAACACCACTAGGTTCTGGTGTTGGAACTGAAATTGCGAGGACTCTAGGCACAGTAGTTACTGGCTAATAGGAGTGCTTCGTGGGCATAATCAATAGTGTTTTAAAAGCTATCGAAAAAGGCGATGCGGTACGGGATTATCAACATTCATCCCGTACTTTCGTCGCGAACGAATTCGAGTTACATCCTAGATTATCTAATCTATTCCATGTAATTTTTGAATTTACTCCCGAGGCAGCTGGCCTATTCCAAAATATTGAAAAGCTGGAGATGTCTCTTCTAGTAAAATCAATTCAATTGCCTACTTTTACTATTGACGTAGAAACTCACAATCAATATAATCGCCAAGTTCATAGCCAGCATAAGATCAATTATAGTCCAGTGACAATTACTTTTCATGATGATGCAGCTGACCGAGTTCTGCGCTTATGGACAGAATACTACAAATTTTATTATGCTGATTCAATTTATTCACAGGATTTAAGTGCATATAGCACAACTGACAGATATACTACAAGAAGTAGTAACAGATGGGGTTTAGATTACGGACAAAATAGATTTTTTAGAAGTATAAAAGTCTATAGCATGTTGGATAAGAAGTTTTCAGAGTACACACTTATAAACCCAATGATTCAATCCTTCAATCATGGACAGCATGCTTATGCTGACAGTAATACCCTAGAACATACTATGACTATCACTTATGAAACTGTTAAATATGCAACAGGCAGGGTTAGTAGAAGACACCCTAGAGGATTTGGTGAAATACATTATGATAACAGTCCTAGTCCAATAGGTGTATTTGGTAAAGGCCCTGCAAATAGTATAATTGGACAAAATGGATTACTTGCAGCAGCAGGTACCGTCCTAAATGATTTATCAACAGGTAACATTTTAGGTGCTATTGGTAAAGGTGCAATCATATTCAATAATACTCGTAATTCAAATCTAAAAGATTCCTTATTTAAAGATGCACAGCGAGTTGTTGGTAAGATCTTAAGAGGAGAAAATCCCTTATCAGGAACTGTATTTCCTACAGGAACACAATCAAAAATAGATAGCACTCCTGGTATAAATCCTAATGCTAGTGATGCTAGTGCTGTTGGTGATACTAGTGCTCGAAGAGTTATAAGTGAACATAAGTTTATAGATTTCATAAATAGAGATCTAAGTGCACCCTCTCGTCAATTTAATGTTGATAATACAAGGTTACAAGCAGAACCTGCTTCACCTTCCCATAAAACTAAACTCAGTGATTTTTTGTTTTCAGACAATCGCATTATATCATTCACAGATAGTGATCAAAAAATTCTAGAATTAAGGGATAGGGCAAACCGTATTAATCAACAAATACAAAATATTGATAATGGACTGGATACCGTGACGCAAGGTCAAAGGTTTGCATTAACAAGAGAACTCTCTAGTATTCAAGAAAGAATAAGGTTAGAGTCTGGAAAAAGCGTGTAAGGTGTAATCATGTCAGCAGTTAGTGAAGGAAAAATTCAGAATACGGGTTTACCAATAGTAGATCCTGTTGATAATATAGATTTAAGAGTAAATCAATATTTTAGTACCTATTTTAGTATGCCTAAGACTTTTGATGCCAATGATTACGATCAGGTAAAGTCATTTTTCTTTAATTTAACAAAGAATGAACAAGCAACAGCCGCGTTCACTGCTTCAGTTATGATTGCTGCTAGTGATTTGGGTCTGTACGTTGGAGATATTTTAAAAAACTTTTCTTCAGATAATGCCAATTTAAAAAATAATATATCCTATATATTAAATTTATCAAGACGTGGTTCAAGTCTACTTGGTTATGAAGTAGATAGGCCATTACCTCCCAATGTAAAACGTCAGGTAGAGTTATAATGGCAAATTGGGCTAATGGTTTATATGAAATGTCCAACCCTACAAAGTATGCCGGATTAAAAAAACCACGTTATAGAAGCAGTTGGGAACATGCATTTATGCGATTTTGTGATAATCATCCTAGTGTTATAAGTTGGGTAAGTGAAAGTATACAAATTCCCTATCGCAATCCTTTAACTGGAAAACAGAGTATCTATGTGCCGGATTTTTTTATTATGTATATAGATAAAAAAGGTAAAAAACATGCTGAACTTATTGAAGTAAAGCCTGAAACCCAAACACGATTAACAGAAAAAACAAGTATCCGTGATAAACTTTCCATAGCAGTGAACACGGCCAAATGGGAGGCCGCGGCCAAGTGGTGCAGACTCAAAGGGGTACAATTTCGTATAGTAGGCGAGAATGATATTTTTCACACAGGTAAAAAACGCCGCTAAGTAATTATATGACAAAAAAACTTGAATCCTTATTTGATTTGGCAGACGAAGAGCCTGATGTAGATAATGAGGAGGCAGTTGAGGCAGTGAAGGCTATCACAGCAACAGCACCTGATCGTACTTCTGCATTAGAAGCTGTAGACAAAATTGATGCTGCGCTGCCAATGATTCGTGATTTAGAGACCAGCGATAAAGAATTAGATGATATAGCCGATACTGCCAAACAGACATTTCAGGATCTAATGGATTTGGGTATGAATGTAGAGGCAAGATTTGCAGGTGAGATTTTTAACAATGCTAGTAAGATGCTAGACACCGCACTTGCTGCCAAGAGTAATAAGATCAATAAGAAGTTAAAAATGATTGATTTACAGCTTAAAAAAGCCCAATTAGATCTTAGGAAAAAACAATCAGGTGATGATGATCCTGTAGATGCTGAGGGAATAGTAATGGATAGAAATGCACTTCTTAGTGA